GCTGCAGAATCTGCACGACTTGCAGGTTTAGCTGAAGGTAATGCAACTACAGCCGCTAATTCAGCAGCTGCAGCTGTTGCTGTTGCAGGAAGTGTTACTTGGCTTGGCGATAGTCAAATTACAGCAGTTACTGGCACACAGTTAAAAAGAGCTTCAGGCACAGGTGGTTGGGATTATAAAAAATATTCTGCAGAAAGCTATATTGGTGGTGCATACATAAGTTTTATTCCTGTAAGTACAGTCAATGATTTTATGATAGGGTTAAATGGTAATCCTGCCACTTATACAGCAGGATCAAGTTATGCTGGTATTGATTATGCCTGGTATGTTAATGGTGCTTCAGGACTAAAAATATATGAAAGTGGCACAGAAAGAACAGTTAGTGGTACAACAAGTTATACTACCAGCACTGTTTTAGCTATTATTTACGACGGCAGATACGTAAAGTATTACCGAGACGGTATTTTAGCAAGAACTGTAGATACAACAGAAGGTTCTAACTTAAGACATTATGCTGATACTACCTGGGCTAATAATAATGGTGAAGCTAAATCTATTAGATTTGGTCCAGTAGGCCCGTTGGGTGCTAACGGTACTAATGCTACTATTAACAGTATTACAGTGACTACCGGAGCTCCAGGTAGTAGTGCTTCAGTTACTAATACAGGTACAACTTCAGCAGCTATCTTAAACTTTACAATACCCAGAGGCGATAAAGGTGCTGACTCCACAGTAGCTGGTCCACCAGGTGCTCGCGGTAGCTTAACTGGATATGCTTCAAAATATAATATCTATGCTACAGCTTGGGACAATGACAAGGCTTACGCTGTTATTTACAATATGTTAGCTGGTGAAAATGCTCAAAGTCTTACGTATCAAGCTTTTTATAATGCTGGATGGCGTATGCAGGTTGGCGACACTGTAACTATGACAAACGGTAGTGCTACAGTTGCTGCTACCGCAGCATTTACTAGATATTGGGCAGGTACTGAGTGGATAGACCCTGCTGTAATTATAAATGGTAGCTTACTAGTAACAGGAACAGTTGGAGCAAATAAACTAGCTTCAAACTTTTTATCCGCTAACTGGGCTAATATTGGTACACTGGATAGTTCACCAGATCCTCTAGCTCCTAGCAGCGAGCGATTAGTAATAACAAAAGATACGCTTACGGTATATTCAGGTAACGTAGTCCGAGTTAAGCTCGGTAAATTGACGTAATAAGGAACAACATGGCAAACCTAAGAGTAATTTATGATAATAAAGCAGATGCAGCCACTATTGTGGCTAGCACAACTGGCTCAGGTAGTGTTGACAACCTTAAAAACACACAAAAAACCAGTGTTCACCGCAGCACTGGTCCTACAGTAACATATACCTTAACTTGGTTAACTGCACAAAGTATTAATTGCGTTGCCCTGCCTGCTACTAACTTGCAGGCAGGTGACACAATTAAACTACAACTTTACACAGAAGCTGCTGACGCAACAGCAGTTTATGAATCTCCAACACTGCAGGCCTGTACCGGTCGTGTAACTGCACTCTACAATAAAACCACTCTACCAACTTATGTTGACTTTGGTTTTGGTGGAGCTACAAAAACCAGTGTGTGGTTGACAACCACTTACCAAGTTAAAAAACTGATTATTACACTAACCAGTACCTCAGTTGCACAAATTGACTGTAGCCGACTAATTTGTGGCACTTACTGGGAAAGCAGCCGTCAAGTAAATAACGGTATTCAGCTAGGCTATGAAGACTTAAGTGAGATTACTACTACTCGTAGCGGTAATACTTATGAGGACAGAAAACCTATCTCAGAAACCATGCAGTTTGATTTAGAGTATATTTCAGATCTAGATCGTCAACAACTACAAAAAATTATGCGTAGCTGGGGCTCTAGTGCACTAATGTATTTTTGCGTGTTTCCTGACAATACCAATCCTGAAGTTACACAAAGCTATAGCATATATGGCCGGAGCAATTCTAACAGCATTCAGTATCAATTTCACAAATACTATAACACCAATCTTGATATAAAAGGTTGGTAAACTAAAAATACCAGCCTTAGGGCTGGTATTTTTTTATGTTGACATTACCGTGCCCTTATGTTATAATAATACAAAATGTCTACAGGTGTTGAAGTTTTTCGTTAACACACGGTTAGATGCCAAATAAATTACTTTAATTATATTAAAGCAGGTTGTTTATAGAATAAACCTCCTGAAAGTAAAGGAATATTCTATGGAACTTAGTCACATCGATGAGACCGTTCAAGCAGTTACTTTGATTGCTGTGGCAGTAATTGCTGGTCTATTTGTATTAAAAAAATTAATGAAAGATTGGCTGAGCACAGGTGCAGAATCTAACATTATTACATTAATGCACACTGAACTGGAGCGCATGAGTGAGCAAAATACTGCCCTTAGTGTGGAGTTAGGTCGTCTGCATACTGAAGTAATTTTACTAAATCAAGAACTACAAAAATTAACAGTAGAAAATCAACGTCTACAAATTGAAGTTATGAACCTTACTACTGAGCTTAATAATTTCAAAAAACTAAGAATAGGAAAAAATTATGGCGAGATCTAGATTAGTAGACCCAAGCGTTGACTTAGTTTCAGATGGTGGTTCGGTTTTATTTAGCTTTGTTAAAGGCGAGCAATTAGAGTTCCCAGTAACGTTAAGTTTCTTGGACAGCACTATTGGGTCGACTCCAGGAACGTTTATAGGTTCAATTAATGGAACAAATAATGTACTAACAGTAACAGCTCTTAGCTCTGGAACTGTTATGCCTGGACAACTACTTTCAGGTACTGGCGTAAGTGCTAATACTTATATTACTGGATATATTACAGGCGCTGGTGGGCCAGGCACTTACAGTATAGCAGTTTATCCTCCTGGTGGAACTGCACAGTCAAGCCCAACTGTTACTTCTACTGTTATTAACGGTGTACTAAATAGCTATACTTATGAAACAACAGTTGTTGAAGCACTTAATACCACAGAACAAAGCTCACCTCCAACAGCAATTAAGCCTAATGCATCGCCTACTATATTAGCAGTAAGAGTTCCTGTTAATCGTGGAACTTGGGCTTCAGGCACTATTTATAACGTAGAAGATGTAGTTTTTCATGCAGGCAAATACTACAAACAAAATAACGGATTTCAGGGACAATCAAGTACTACAGTACCTGCTTCAGATGCAGCTAGATGGACCGAAACTGCGTCAAACAGAGTTTATGTACAGTTTCCTAAAACACTAGGAAGCACCTGGACTCAACAAGCAACAGTAACTGCTTCAGTATACGGATTTTTTGAATTGCGTGTAACAGAAAATGCCAGCATTGTTTATCCAAGAACTTGGAAACCAGTCAGAGGTTTGGTAGAAATTTTATATAGCCCGACCTATAGCGCAGACGATTAAGGAACACTATGGCAACTACTAATAATATTACAGTAACTGGTAGTAGCCTTACAACTTCAGGTACTACTACAGTAGTTACTGCGCAATCTCAACAACCTAATATTGCTACTGGACTAGCGCAGCCTGTTATACAAACTACTGGTTTTGACGAGTCAATAAATGTACAAATTACAGGTTTAGGTGGTGGAGCAGCTCCAGACACTAGCACCAATGTTGGCTTAAATGGCGAAACAGTAGTTTATACCTTATTCTTTAATTATCCTAGATTAAGTATACTGCAAAAAGCTACTACAGCAGATGCAATTCAAAGTTTTGGGATTGGTAAGACACTTAAGCATGACGCTACTACACAAGAACAATTACAAAAGTATTTAAGTGTTACTGCTGTACCAGATACTGCAAGGCACGCAGATGTACCTGCAAAAGAAGTTAAAAAACAACTTGCACATACTTTTATAAAGTCTGATAGAGTAGAGCTAGCGGTAAATAAAGGCGTAGCAGACTCAATAGTAAAATTTGATGAAACTAAAATATCAGTTAATAAAGTACTAGGCGATACTGCTATTGCCACCGAGCAGTTTGCTCGTATAGTAAACTACAATAGAATTTTTACTGATACTGTAGACGCCACAGACGACTTCTTTGGCGCTGCAAACATAGATGACGACCAAGTTGCAAGAGTTGGTAAAGTTGTAGTAGATACCACAACCAGTCTAGACGTTAAAACTGCGGCAATTAGTAAAGTTGTTGAACCAGATACTGCCAGTACCCAAGATCAAAAAACACTGTTGGTTAATAAAGGTATTGCTATTAATGCAATACACGCAGACAAAGCTAGTTTAGCTAACACAAAAGTTTTAGCTGACACAAGTACCCTACTAGATACTGCTCGTAAGAATACTGGTAAAACACTAGCACATACCTTTACTAGTACAGAAGAAGTACATAATAGAGTGCAAAAAGGTGTAGCAGATACTGCCGTATCCACAGAACAAAAACGTATTGCAGTTAGCAAAGTGCTTAGAGATACTGTAACTAAGCAGGATACAGTAACAACTGTTTGGTCAGTAATACGTGGCTTCACAGAAGATAAGAATACTCAAGATTTAGCTCGATTTGCTATAAAGCCAGTTAAATTTGATCAATCTACTGCAACAGATATACCTTACATTACTGTCAACAAAGGTTTAACTGAAACAAAAATAGCTAGTGATACAGTAAATACCCAAGTAGATTATAATAGAACTTTTAGTGATTTTGTAGATGCCACAGACGATTTCTTTGGCGCTGCAAATGTAGACGATGATCAGGTAGCCAGAGTTGGTAAAGTTGTAGCAGAATATGCTACTACCTATGATCCTATTAAATTTAGTGCAGCAAAAACATTTCAAGATAGTACACAAGCACAAGATGTGCCCGAAATTACCACAACAAAAGTATTTTTAGATACTTTTGCTAAATCAGATCAAGTACGATTAGCTTCAGAAAAAGCGTTATTAGAAGCTAAGTTTATTAGCGATATTAACAATAAAAGATTTGGTAAGAATTTTGTTGAAATAGTTGCACATACCGATATAGTTGATAAGTCCGCAAATAAAGTAGTTGTGGATACTGCGTTAGCCAATGACAACATAAAACTTATTTATGTTGCAAAAAATATACTAGATGCCAATCTAGTTCAAGATACTAAATATTTGCAATTAGACAAGATTTTACTAGAGTCTAACACTATATCAGATACATCAGATATTACTACAACTAAAGCAGTTAGAGAAACCGTTGTAAAATTAGACGTGTCTTATGTTGACATATCTAAACCAGTTATAGACTCAGTTTTACGAACAGATACTACATCCCTTGAGTTAAATAAGCCGTTATTTGAAACAGTTGTAAATTCAGACTATCAAACTGCTAACATTGGAAAAGTAGTAGAAGATACTGTAACAATGAGTGACTTGATTATAGTATCAAGTTTACTGCGCAAAGCTCTTGAAGATTCAGTAGACGCTACAGATGACTTTTTTGGTACTGCAAACGTAGACGACGATCAGGTAGCCAGAGTCGGTAAATACGTAACTGACTATACTAATACAGCCGAAGCTTTAGAGTTTAATTCAGTAAAATCTGTAATAGATACTACTAGTTTACAAAACCCTATAGCTATACAAACAACAAAACCATTTACCGATAGTTTTGTAAAGTCAGATGTAAACTATATTCAACTAAACAAAGTTTCATTAGAAACTGTAAATAGTACCGATAATGCATATCGTGATATCGGTAAAGTAGCGGTAGATGCAGCCATAAGTACTGATTTTAGAACTATAGTAGTAGATAAAGCTGCTGCAGATATCACAGTTGTATCAGACACAGCCCCAGTATTTATTATTGGTAACAATTTAACGGATACTGCAACTACTACTGATAATAAAACTTTAGTAATTGGTAAAGGTGTTACAGAGTCTAGTGTTAGCACGGATACTGTATCTTTTAGTGCAGCTACTAAACTATTTGATAGTACATTAGTAGACGATCGGATTAGTTTACAGCCAATAAAAGTATTAGCAGAATTAAACACAGCTTTAGACTTAAACTTTTTTAACGCCAACAAAATCACAGAAGATATTGCAAGTAGTTTAGATATATTATCTAAAGATACCACAAAACCTTTTACTGATACCGCAACAAGCACAGACTCAGCAGCAAAAAGCATTAGCGTACTAAAATACGACACAACTAATATTAGCGAAACTATTCAATTAGTTTCTAACTTTAATCGAGATTTTACAGATTTTATAAACACTACAGATGATTTCTACGGTGCTGCAAACGTAGACGATGATCAAATTGCAAGAGTTGAAAAAAATCTGATAGATTACGCTACAACTGCGGACTCTAAACAAGCAGCAATTGCAGTAGTAAAGGCAGATATTGCCACAAGTATGGATATGCCATACAAAACAGCTGGAAAATCCGCAACAACAGACACAGCAATAGCTAGTGATGTATTTGCTTTCCAAAAAACCACAAATTACAGCGAAATAGAGCTGCAAGACGTAAGTGACAGTGTTTACCTTAATTGGCAAAATTATTGTGAACCGGATATTTTAGATCCACGATATGTGGGTCAGGAACAATTTTTATATTACAACTAAAGGATTTATCATGGTAAATGATTCAATCAAAGCCAAAGGTACTCTGCAATTAACACTAATTGACGAGAATGGCAACATCAAACAACAAGACGAGCACAACTTAGTAGTTAATACAGGTTTAGCTTATATTGCTAGCCGCATCAAAGATGCTACAGCAGCAACAATGACACACATGGCAGTAGGTACTGGCAGTACAGCAGCAGCAGCAGCTGATGTGGCTTTAGGCACACCACTAGGTGCTCGCGTAGGTTTAGACTCTACAACCCTAGTAACAACAAACGCTACAAATGACTCAGTACAGTATGTAGCTACATTTGCAGCCGGTGTTTCAACTGGTGCAATTACAGAAGCAGGTATTTTTAATGCATTAACTTCTGGCACAATGCTTTGCCGTACAGTATTTGCAGTAATCAACAAAGGTGCTCTTGATACCTTAGTAATTACTTGGAAAGTAACAGTAGCTTAATTTAGTATTTTAAAGGACACCTATTATGGCACTTATAACATTACGAGCAACTAAAGGTAGTCCATTAAGTAGTACTGAAGTTGACAATAACTTTACCCAAATAAATAATGAGTTAGGTTCTGTTACTAACAACCCTACCCTTTGGCTTACTGGCAAGACCCTAACTTCCGCCAGAATAAAAGGACCACTAATTACTGGTGGTTACTACACCACTAATGGTACTTCTACTGTTGGCGGGGGCAGTTTTACCGGTGCAACTTATTTAGTTGCACCAGAAGGCCCTAATGCAGCTAGCGGCGCAGGATACTACCAAGCACTAACTAGTGATTTTACCATTGATTTTTGGATGAAATTAGACTTTAGTGGTGCTATTGCAAATGCTAGACTTTTTGGAAAAGGTGCTGCAGGAGCTAGTGGTAACTTACAGCTGCAATATAGCGGTATAGGAAGTGATTTTATATTACATATAAACGGTATTACTGCCACTTATGTTAGTCCAGTTACAATGGATAACGAATGGCACTATATTACTATTTGTCGTAGTAGTGGCAGTATATACTTCTATGTTGACGGTCTGCTCTCTGCATCCAGTCCACAAACTCAATCGGGTAGTATCAATAGTTCAGCTGATTTTTATGTTGGTAGCAGTGTTGACGGAATTAGGTTTAAAGGCACGCTAAGTGGTTTTAGATACATAATAGGTACCGCACTTTATACTAAATTAATTTTTCCAGTACCAAACACTGAGCCCGATTCTAGATATGATTTTACAACCCTAATACTATTATTTGATCAAGACGCAGGTAGTCAAACCTTATTTGACTATTCAGGAAATAGTAGAACACTTACTAATTTTGGCGTAACACAAAGCGCTGGAAACGCTCCACAAAATGTTAATTATGGTCGTAACGGCCAAGTATTGGCAAGTACTGGAGATACTGTTCAATGGATGACTATTCCATACGAAGTCACTCGCGCAGGAACAGAAACTTTAACAAATAAAACTATTAGTTCTGGTAAATTAACTGGTACTCTAACTGCTAATAACAGTGTAGGTACTTCAGGGCAATACTTACAGTCAACTGGTACAGGAGTACAGTGGGTTACGCCTAGTAGTGGAGACGTTACCTTAACAGGTACACAAACCTTAACTAATAAAACAATTAGTGCTGGTGTCATAACAGGTACTTTAACGGCTGGAGGTGGTGTAGGTACTAGCGGTCAAGTACTGCAATCAACTGGCACAGGAGTACAATGGGCTACAGTAAGTAGTGGCGGTACAAGCCTACCAACACAGACTGGTAACTCAGGCAAATATTTAACCACAGACGGAACAACAGCTAGCTGGGCAACTATTATAGCTAGCGGTGGAGATGTTACCTTAACCGGTATACAAACCCTAACAAACAAAACTTTAACTTCACCCGCTATTAGCTCACCTACTATAACCGGCACAATAACTGCTGGCGGTGGTGCTGGTGTTAACGGACAGGTGTTACAATCAACAGGTACGGGTGTAGTTTGGGCTACTGTAAGCGGTGGTGCGGCTGTACTAAATTTTGATTTTGGCGGATTTGCCAGAATATTTACAGACCCAGTACTATATTTACTAGATAAAATTGGCATGGATCACGGATCATTTGCATCGCCTACTGAGCCATCAGTAAATGCAGGAACATTTTAAGGCCTTAGGAGAATACAATGGCATTACAAATTAGAAGAGGCCTTGAATCAGCAAGAGCCTCTATTACGCCTGCAGAAGGCGAAGTACTTTACGTTACCGATACCAAAAGAATGTACATTGGTGATGGTAGTACGCTTGGTGGAAATCAGGTTGGTGGCAACTTGCTATTCCCCATAATTGACAACATTAGGTTAGGTTACGCAACTACTGCAACTGCTGGTGGCACAACTACTCTAACAGCTACTAGCGGTCGTCAACAGCTATTTACAGGTAGTGCTAATCAAACTATTGTATTACCAGTTACAAGCACACTAGCACTTGGTGTTAGTTATGAGATTGAAAATCTTAGCACAGGTACTTTAACCGTACAAAGTTCTGGTCTTAACACAATTGGTACTATACCCCCTGGCGTAACTGGACACCTATTGTGTATCAGCACAAGTTTAACAACTGCCGCTGCTTGGGATTTAGATTATAACGCTTTTGCTACCTTAACAGGTACAGGTAGCGCAGTACTAGCTACTAGTCCTACAATTAGCGGCCTTACCTTAACAGGCACTTTAACCGCTGGCGGTGGTGTAGGTACAAATGGTCAAGTACTAACTTCAACGGGTACAGGGGTACAATGGTCTACAGCATCAGGTGGGGGCGGTACAACTACTAATGCTTTAACAATTGGCACAGGGTTATCAGGTACTAGTTTTAATGGCAGTTCAGCAGTTACTATTGCACTAGCTACTTCAGGCGCAATTTCAGGATCGTATGGATCTGTTTCGGGCACTTACATAACTATACCAACAATTACTGTTGATCAATATGGTAGAATTACTAGCATTAGCAGTGCCAGTTTTACTAGTGGTGGCGGGTCTAGTGGTAATAGTTTTTCAACTATCTATGCTAATGCAGGCGGTACTGTAGCATCACCTACTTCTGGTAGTGCTACCATGTTAACGGCTAGTGGCTCTTCAGATTTCTTATACTTAATTGCTGGCTCAAACGTTACAATTACTGCTAGTTCTAGTCCACAAAAAGCTATTATGATCAGCTCAACTGGTGGTGGTGCAGCTAGTGGATTTACTTGGTCAACTACTACTAGTAGTTTTAATCAAGGCAGTACTACAATTACTTATCCAAGCGGCGCAACAACAAGTGGTGGTAGACTATTTGTAGCATTTTTTGGCAATAATTTAACCGGTAGTAACATAATGTCACCAACGGCACCTGGTTTTTCATGGACTAGTAACAGTGGAATGAATTGGTATGTTTATAGTACCTCAACAAGTTCGTCAGGGTCTGCAAGTCAAAGCTGGAGTTTTAACAACAACAGTCATATGATTTACACAACCTGGATAGTTACTCCAGGCACAGGCAGCCCTATGGCTAGTGGTACGAGTCAGTTTTCTAGTAGTTTTAGCTATAGTGTAAGCTCAATGTATAATAAAACAGATACTCTATTACTTGGCAGTACAACTTCAATGTTAGATATGACTACCGCAACTATTACTCCGCCAAGTGGTTATACAAGTCAGGGCAGTAAAAAACATCCATCTGACAGCTCACTAAGTGTAATTGCTTACCAAAACCCAACACCAAATACAATGGGAAGCACTTTTTGGGGTGTTAGTAACAATGGTAATACATATTATTCAATGTATGTTAATGCGTCAATATAAGGAATAAAATGAAATATGCACAAATAAATCAACAAAATCAAGTCCTTGCTTACCCGCGTACATTACCACAACTTGTAGAAGCTGCTGTAATTGGTTCTGAGACTGCAACCGCCTCAGACTTAGCTGTAGCAGGTGTAGTCATTGTAGAACCTTGTACCATAACGGCACCAGATGACGAGTATTTAAAAGATTTAGAACCAGTACGCCAACCAGACGGTACTTGGAAAGAAGAGTGGATTCGTTTAGAAACCACGGACGAGTACAAAACAGCAGCTACTGTAAGAAAAACTCAACAAGTTCTTGCAGATAGACAATACTTATTGTCTATTTCGGACTGGACTCAAATGCCAGACGTAGCCTTAGCTAACAAAACTGAATGGGCTACATACCGTCAAGCTTTGCGCGACGTAACCACTCAAACAGGGTATCCTTGGTCAGTTACATGGCCAGATCGTCCAACACAGGCATAATTAAATAATGTGGTTTTTTAATTTTATACCCGAAATTTTATTTTACTTACTGTTTGCAGCAGCAGGAATAGGCTATGCAATTAGCCTATTCCTTCCAAATCCCCTACTACAAAAACAAGTAAAACTTATTAGCGCTATCACACTAGCGGTATCAATCTACCTATTAGGCATGCTTTATGTTAATAATTCGTGGAAAGCAAAAGCCGCTAAACTAGAACAACAAGTTACAGAGTTGGCAGCTAAATCGCAAGAAGTCAATACTGTTGTTGAAAAGAAACTAGTTACCAAAACTGAGATTGTTCGAGTACGTGGCGACGATATCATCAAGTACGTAGACCGTGAAGTTGTCAAGTACGATACCAGTTGTGTAATTCCTAAAGAATTTACTGAAGCACATAATCGTGCAGCGGAGCAGCCAAAATGAAAATATTAGCGTTTTTACTAGCACTAACATTATCGGCCTGCACCACAGTTGTACCAGTTACCGCAAAGTTTCCAGAACCTCCTGGACTACAAGCTCAAAAAGCTTGTCCCCAACTCAATAAATTACCCGAATCCCCACAACTAAGTGACGTTGCAAAAACTCTAACTGTTAACTACTCAGAGTATTATAGTTGTGCAGTTAAAGTAGATGCTTGGACAGAGTGGTATGCCAAGCAAAAAATAATCTTTGAAGGATTAGGCAAATGAATTTAACTTTAGCTCAATTGCAACAACTACTTCCAAAAAATCCTTATGTAACGCAATGGCATCATGCCTTATCACAACTGCTTCCAGATTACGGTATTGATACTCCCAAACGCATTGCAGCATTTGTTGCTCAATGCAGTCACGAGTCAGCAGGTTTTACTGCACTTAAAGAAAATTTAAATTACAAAGCAGCTACCCTACGTAAAATATTTCCCAAATACTTTCCTACTGACGAATTAGCCAATCACTATGCTAGCAAGCCGGACAAACAGCAAGCTATAGCAAATAAGGTATATGCTAACCGTATGGGGAATGGACCTGAAGAATCAGGTGATGGATATCGTTTTTGTGGTCGCGGCTTAATTCAGCTTACAGGTAGAGACAACTATTCTTGGTTTGCCGCTAGCCTGGACATCTCAGTAGAAGAAGCAACCGAGTATCTTCAAACATTTGAAGGTGCTGCACAGTCGGCTTGCTGGTTCTGGGAAACCAACTCACTAAATCGCTGGGCAGATACTGGTGATATAGTAACATTAACTAAAAAGATTAATGGTGGTACTATTGGTCTAGAGGACCGAATTAAGCACTATGAACATGCTCTCCACGTATTAGGCGGTTAAATTTTGGCTGCCTGGCTGCTCGTATTAGCGTTAAATACTAATGAGCCTACATATGAATGTATTAGATGGACTTGGACTGGAGATGTTTATAATCGTAAAGTAATTTGTCTTGAATGGCGAAAAAAGCAAGACAAACGCAAAAAGGAGTCTGTACTATGATAGATCCAATTACGGCATTAGCGGGCATACAGTCAGCTATCTCAATGGTAAAAAAAGCTGCCACAGTTGCTAAAGATCTAGGATCTTTAGCACCTATGATTGGCAAATTGTTTGATGCTAAAAGTGTGGCTACAAAAGCTTTAATTGAAGCAAAAAAGTCAAAAAAATCCTCAAACATGGGTACCGCCCTTCAAATTGAAATGGCACTAGAGCAAGCCAGAGCATTTGAAGAAGAACTTAAAATGTTGTTTATGACAACAGGCAAAATAGACGTATGGAATAAAATTAAAGCTCGTCAAGCTGAAATGGACAGAGACGACGCTATTGAAATGCGAAAGCTAAAAGACGACGAAAAGAAACAAAAACAAAAGGAGCAGGAGCAATTAGAGATAGCGATAGCTATAAGTGCTAGTGCTTTTATATTATTTTTGTTTGGAATAGGTATATATGAGTTAATGGACTTTTGTCAAACTACTGATAGGTGTGGTAGATGAACGAGTATCAAAAAACTTTTGATTTATGTTTAAAAATTATAGTGTACGGTTTAGTAGCTCTATGGTTTCTTGGATTTCTTAAGTTTTTGCCTGACGATTTATCAAACAAGATTGTTAATCTTTTATTGGGAAAAATAGGTCTATAACAATATATTAATAAGTCAGGCAGTACTAATATGGATCCTTTTACACTCTTTGCATTAGCTAACGGTGCTGTATCTGCTGTAAAAGCAGGATGCAAACTCTATAAAGATATAAAAGGAACTGCTGGCGAAGTCAAAGATATACTCAAAGATCTTGACAAGCAGTTTAATAAACAGTACGAAGGTAAGCCTGTACCAAAACAAGCTCAACTGCAACTACAAGAAGAAAAAGCAAGAGTTGTAGAACTAAGCAAAAAAGACCCTGGCGACATTTATACAGAGATTGGCAACCACTTGGGAGTTTACTTTGAAAATATGGCTAAGTGCATGGCTATTTTTGCTGAAGAAGAACGTCGTAGCAAAGAACTTTACACAGGCGAAGAAAGTTTAGGTAAACGCGCCTTGCAGCGTGTGTTAATGCGTAAAAAATTGGAACAAATGGCAACAGAGTTGCGCCAGTTGCTAATCTACGAAAGTCCCCCAGAGTTAGGTGCCCTATACACTGACGTTTCCGAAATGATGGAAAAAATCAATAAGGAACAGACCATAGCCCTAGCTAAAAAAATGCGCGATGATTATACGCGTGAACAACGTAAAAAGCGTATGATGCGTAGACTATATGCAGAAGCTGTTTGGGGAATAGCAGTAGTTATTATTGCTGCTTGGGTAGGTTTATTATTTGCTTTAGTAGTAGAAGATCGTATTAAAAAATATCCTCATCTTGGAACAGACTGGATTCCTAAATCAGAAGCTCAACAACGTACAGATGCAATACCGCCAGTTTATATAGGTCGTTAGGGGGTTATATGGAAGAAAAGCCAACAACTACTCAATCTCTTTGTGCGTGGTTGTTATCAATGAAGTTTTGGCCCGCAATTTTAATTATTTGGTTTGCTGAGTTAGCAGCAGCAGCAATAACTCTTTTATTAATGTGGTGGTACTTGAAATACTAAGGAAATTTATGGCAGATGAAAAAGAATCCGCAAAAGGTATGTTTATTGAAAAACTGCTATTTGCATTACTACCTTTAATTATTGCAGGCGTTGGTTATTTACTAAGCGCGGTAGGTACATTAGCACATCAAGTAACTATTCTTGAGAGTAAAGTAAGTTTAGTTGTTACTAGTGATAATAAACAAGCCCCTAATACAGGCGCTGAATTAGCTCGTGAAAGACTACGTCAAGATTTAACAGAAGCAATTCAACGTAATCGTGATAGTATTCAAAGTAATAGAGAGCAGATTAGTATTCACAAAGAAAAACTTCGTCAACTACAAAAACAAATTGTTAAATAAAATGCATAATGATTTAAAACTATTTAAATGGGCAATAATTTTGTTGCTGTTCCCTGTAGCATTAGCATTTTTTGGTAAGGACACTTTTAGGTATCCTTGCCAAGACCCAGATAACTGGGAAAAAGACTTTTGCAAAATGCCAAAGTGCGATGTAACCAGAACTTGTCCAGAACATATATTTAAAGGGCAGCGAGACCCAAGACTTGGCCCACCAGATACAAGGATAGAGCCTATGGGGAAAGCACAATGTACAACACCAATGCAAGGAGCTAGCTGTGCAAAATAATCAAATTATTTATACCGAAGATCAGCTAATGGCTCGTCTTAAATTTTTTATTGGTATCTGCTTAGCACTTACACTTACTGGTATCGTATTTGTAGTTTTATACTCAATTATTTTTATTACTCAGCCGCTAAACGCAATCAGTCCAATTGACCAAAAGTTTTTTGAAATGATTATTCCAATTGCTACTTTTTTAACTGGTACGCTATCAGGAATTATGTTAGCGGGCGGTAGTAAAGAAGAAATGGAAATGAAAAAGGATATGATTAAACAAGCACAAGAAAATTCAAACACTTATGCTAAAGCTAATCCTTTAAAAATTGAGCCTGCTTTTACATCACCAATCCAAACAACTGCTGGGTTTAACGGAACCTCAGCTGTTTCTGCTAATGTTGTTATGATTAATGGTAAACCAGCACCAGTACAGCCACCTCAACCGGAACTTTAAATGAGTCATATAAAAAGTATGTTGTCCAGTGACCCCGCTGTTAGCAGTAAACGAGTAATTACTTTTCTTGCTTTTTTACTGTGTGCCAGTGCTTTTATAGCAATGATACTAGGGCACTCAATAGATCAAAAACTATTCGATTCTATGATGTATATTGTAATTGCAGGATTAGGATTTACCGCAAGCGAAAAGTTTGCACCAACTAAGGAAACTAAATGAAGAGTTTATTTTATTCATTCTGCATAGTTCTAGGAGTAACTTTCCTAGCTGTTAATAACCCTGCGTTTGCTGAACCAGAAACTAAAAAGGTATGTATTGATGTTAAAGACAAAGATGGAAAACCTGCTAAAGATGCTAAAGGAAACCCTAAGCAAACTTGCAAAGAAGTTAAACAGCACAAAAAATTAGAAGGCACTAAGGTTCCGGAAAAGAAGTAATCTAACTAAGGCACCAGTGCTGTAGTTAGGCACTGGTTTTATTAATTAACCAGGTATAGTTATGGCAAGTTCATCAGGAAAAAAAGCTCGTAGAGCACAGTCACAGCCAGCAAATCCAATTGAGTTTGGGTTTAAAGATGTTAAACCTTTAAATTTTATTCAGGGCGAGTACTTAGAAGCTATCAAAAATAATGAAATTATTTTTGGTATAGGTTCGGCAGGTACTGGAAAAACATTTGTTGCAGCAAGTTATGCAGCTGGAGAACTATTCCACAGACGAATTCAAAAGATTATTTTAACAAGACCTAATGTAGAAACAGGACGTGGTCTAGGATTCTTGCCTGGAGAATTAGACGAAAAGTACGCACCCTACTTAGATCCATTTGACCAAGTATTTAAACGCACGCTTGGCGCAGGTTTCTACGAGTACGCACTAAAATCAAAAACCATAGAGCCAAAACCATTGGGATTTATGCGAGGTGCATCATTTGAAAATGCCATCATCTTAGTAGATGAAGTGCAAAACATGACAAAAACCGAGTTTAAAATGCTGCTATCCAGAATCGGTAAAAACTGTAAAGTAATCCTATCAGGAGATCCAGATCAAACGGATATACAGGACTCAGGGTTACCAGACGCCGTAGATCGTTTAACAGGTATCCCAGGTATTGAAATGGTTAGATTCTTAGACGAAGACATTGTACGTAGTAAGATGTGTAAACAAATTATTATGGCTTATAGAAATTAAAGGTATTAGTATGGCAGAAACCTATACACCAACAGAAGGCATGGCTACTGCCGCTAAAAGAGCTTTAAAATGGCGAGCCGAAGGCTATCCAGGCGGTACACTAGTTGGGCTTGCAAGAGCAAACCAATTAAAAGACCGAGACCCGCTGACAGCTACAACTGTGCTCAGAATGTACTCATTCTTTAGCCGACACGAAGTAGACAAAAAAGCCACTGGTTTTAACAGTGGTGAAGAAGGTTTTCCTAGTAAGGGGCGTGTAGCTTGGGATTTGTGGGGCGGAGACGGTGGTTATAGCTGGAGTTCACAAAAGCGCGATCAAATCATGCGTGAGCGAGACGATTCCAAAACTTTAGAATTTGCAGCACTATTTTTATCAAGTTCGGATGGTTAAAAGAAAAGCCCCTATAGAGCAATCTATAGGGGCTTTTTTAATTTCTATTTGTAATATGCCAAGCACTTTGAAAAAGTACCTGTAATGCCTCATAAGGATTAGTTAATATAATTGTATTTACATTATCTATATTAGTACCACTTTTAACTGTTACTTTTCTGTTACCAACTGGAGCGCCTATTTGTAACTTTATAATATATTCGGTACCTTTAGGGGCATCATCAGGTAAGGTAATAGTAATTGCTTCTTTATTGTTAACACCTATATAGTAGTCTGTTAATTTAACAGTATAATCTTCGGTTACTATTATAGTATTACGCGATACTGATCCACTAGGGCCTACTGGACCTTGTTCACCTTGTTCACCTTGAATTCCTTGAATTCCTTGAATTCCTTGTTCGCCTTGAACTCCTTGTATACCCTGCGGACCAGCAGGCCCCGGCACCCCAGGCGCACTAGATATAATGCTATTTATAAATATATCGTCATCGTTTATAATAGCTACAGGCGGTATAAAGGGAACCATAGGCCAACCAAAAGGCATGCCTTGTTGTTGATATAACATTTTATTCCTTATAAAAAAGCCCCCACGACTTGTGGTCTTGGGGGCTTTAACTCAATTAACGAATATTTGTATTATTGTTAGCTGGAGAGGCTGTTTGTGTGCCGCTTCCAACATTAATAGCCGCATTAGTAGCTGTAATGTTTTGACCTAAAGCATAAATCAAGTTAGCCAATTGGCCATATTGCTGCTGTTGTTGAGCTTGCTGTTGCATTTGGTTAATGTTGTTGGTTGTTGTAACCTCAACACCACGCGCTGCTGAACCGCTGTATTCACGATTACGTAGTTCAATAATAGCTGCATTTGCATCTGCTAGTTGACGCTGTAGGTTTAGTTCGTACTGTGAAGTAATCAGTGCACGAGTCTTGTCACCATCATTGTATACCGCTGTTTGTGTATCATTAGCAGTTGTCAAAATTTGTGTATTAACTGCATTTAGTTGTTGCATTAAAACAACTGCATTTGCATTAACAGCGTCTTTTACGCCTTCAATACGATTGGCTAAACTGCCTGTTACGTTATTGAATTGATTAGTTAATCCAATAGTTTGGTTAGCTTGACTAGCTTCCATTGCCGCTGTTGAAACTGCAACAGCTTTGTCAACTTGAACAATAGCGTTCATTAGGCTCATGTCAGCTAAACCTTGGTTTGTAACTGCACCGCCAGCAAGAACAGCTCCACCGCCATCTTCACCACCAAATAAACCACCACGACCACCTTGACGCAATAGTGAGCCTAAGATCAATCCACCGATCAATCCACCGCCACCGCCACCGCCAAATAAGCCGTCTCCACCACCGCCGCCGCCCATACCCATAATCATACCGGGTGTCATAATTTCTGCCATAATAATTTCCTTTTTTAACAATTGTTACTAAAATTTTTAAGTGATATACGCTATCACAAAGCGAATTGGTCAAAGCCAAATTCTTTATTGGTTAAAATACTTTTTTCTTAAATTTTCTTGAAACTGAGATAGTAGTTTAACGTAATAATCTTCTGCAAGCTTAGCTTGTTTTATAAGTGCATCCATTATTTCTTTGTCAGTAGGTTTAGAAACTTGACTATTAGCTTCTAAAGTTTCTGTTTTTGAAACAGGTGTTGTATTATTCATACTATATTTTTAATAATTTGTTTTGACTTCATATAGTTACATACACTATTTAACATTGCTGCGTTTACAGCAATTTTTTCTTGTACCCATTCAGCTACATTATCTTTGTCTTTTATTGCTTTATCAATACATTCTATTGCTTGTCGCATATTTTCTAGATTAGTTTTTACCATAGTAGCTTCATCATTGTATTCTTCACTATCACTGTCTGGGGTTTGGTTATATGTATATACCATATACGGTCTCATTATTGCCATAATCTACTCCTTTAAAATTCTATTAATTAAGTTTATTATACACTGTTTTTAACAAATTACAATCACATTTAAAT